ATGCACGAGTGTAGCTGTCTACACGGCCATCGTAATAATCACAGTCAATCATTCCAGCATTGGCAACGATATAGTCTGCAAATATCTGATCATGCCCAGCTTCAGTTACTAGCATTTGTAGATTGCCTGTGTAGTGTGTTTTTGGTACACCAGCGGCAATACCTGTAAATCCGCCGGCATATTGAACCTCAGCTGGATCTTCATTGCTGACAATAGGACGCGGACAGCTCTTAAATAGAAAACGGAAATCTTCCATGCCGCGAGGTACTAGCATACCTTTGCAAGATAATAGAGGTGATCCAAGCTGCTGAATTGCGAGGTAATCAGCTCTTAATTGATTGAGTAAAACAGGATTAACTTGACGCATCATTATTCTCAAATATGCTGTGATGCCGTCATTTTGAAGCGGGTAGCAATATGCAAATATGTTGAGTTCCAAAAAAAAGACCGCAAATGCGGCCTTTCTAAAATTGTGGACTGATTACTTATAAAGCCCAATCTTCTTACCTTTTTGCAAAGACTTCATGCGCTTGCGCAGTGAATTTGCAGATACAGCTTTCAAACGCGCTTTTTTCAAGCCAGCCTTTTGACCACTTGATAAACGCACTTTTTGCCCAGCTAAACGCTTATTGACAATGGTCTTCACCCCTTTGCGAATCGCAGCAATCGCTTTATAGCGGATCTTCTTGCCATTAAAGGATTTTGTACTCATTTTACCACGTGATAGTTTTTTTCCTGTCGCTGCATCAAAACCGCTTTCCAGTTCATCAGGTTCACCATAGATGAATTCACGTACCAAGTCATCAAGCGGATCGCCTTCATCTGGCATATTGGCAATCACGGTACTGGCAGCTGCTTCAATTGCTGCATCAGCCGCGTCAATATTGTCACCCATCATTTCCTCAATCACTGAGTCATCCACGCCAAATGTGGCAAACGCATCGGCAATCGATTCTAAAACAGCATTTTCTAAAGTGTTTTCATCATCATCTGCGCCATCAGTGGCTTCCAAAATCAGAAAGTCCAGACGATCTGAAGGCAACTCACCTTCTTCAAGCGTGCCATCTGTTACGGCATCGGCAAGATCCGCAACAATATTCAGGGCTTGTTCACGGACATGCTCAATAAAAGACAGTTCTTCACGAACAGAGCTGGTTAATGCTGTAACAGAGGTTTTAATTTCTGTAGCAGCTGAATCAAAATCGCGTAGAACCAGAGTCTGAGCTTTGGCATTTAATGGATTCTTTGAACCAAACATAATTATTCACCTGTTTAAAATTATTTAACTAAAACATCTTCATTAAAAACTGCATTACGCGTTGCACCTTCAGGGCGTCGCTCCAATTTCAGGTGCACACGCTCAAACGGAAAATCCTTATCAGGGGTTAAGCGGAATTCATAAGGTTTTCCGCCTAAATCCTCCGCTGGCTTTAGCCAACCTGCAATCACAGCACCTGACAGATACTTATCAATGTCCTTGCTGGCATCCTTTATAAAGTTATCGGTCGGCTTCAGCATGTGTTCTATCAATATTGAAACCACTTCGTTCGAGGTACGCATGGCAATTTCAGCAGCCGTCACCAAACGCAATGCACTGTTTTTACTTTGATACTGAGTGAATAAATCACTGAGCACATAGCGAATACCCTGTTTGAATTTGATTGGACGCACGACATTTACTTTAGCTTTAGCCAACATTTCTTTAGTTGGCTCATCGAACACAACATCTGGACGTATCTTTAGAGCTTTCTTACGGAATGGAAAATCTTTCCATGCCACACCAACATGAAGCGGTGCATAGCCTTTAGCATCAGTACGTGCATTGCGTAAAAGCTTGTTACCGATATATTGCCCAATGTACGGTGCTGGAATTTTACGACCGCTTAAAGAAACTGCATCACGGGAACGGCAGAGATTCGGCGACCAGATAAACTGAACACGATATGATTGCGCATCCATTGATAAGGCAAACTCCGCTGCCTGCTCTGCCGTAATGGTTGGATCAATCTCGGCATCCAGCGGGATATTCAACTTTTCCGCTGCACGCAGCGCTGCAACATACAGCGGTAAATCATTGGTCTGCGGCAGCGCAATATAGGCGGGTACATCAACAAGATTGGTTAGAATGCTGTAAACCTCATCACCGTCAAATGGCGGTGTCTGTTCGTCTGGCAATTCAATAACCGTTTTGCTTCGCCCTAAGCTATTGGAAGCATTAAAGGCTTGTGAAAGCTTAATAGCATCTAAAACATCACCAGCAAGTTCATGCAAAGTTAATTCAAATACTTCAAATGCATTCGTAGCATCCGCGACTGCAACAATTGAAGCCAAGTTGTCTGGATCTTCATCTAGCGTTCCCTGAATCTTCAGAACCTCATCACCATTGATGGAATCAACAATACGCAGGCGCATGACGATATCAGACAGTTGAGGATTAGCAACTTTACTGAAAAATGCAACTTCCAGCTGTGTATCAGCTAGATAGCTGTGTGTTTCAAATTCAAGGTCAAAAACCGCATCTTCCTCATTTGGTGAAGATGAAACGGCCAACATACCTTGCTGATCTAAACTTAAAATCATTGTGGCTGCCT